ACATTGACCCGCATCGCTCAAGGCTGGCCAGTATCCGAGCTCGAGGCGCTTATGCCATGGAACTTCAGGCCTGACGCCATCAGCTAACCGCTTACGCTCTAGCGGATTAAGCGCATTCAACCATTCGGGACATCAAGATGTACCGTTGGGATCGGCTACGATTGTTTTCACGTTTGAGATGATGACGTATTCCTCGACCTGCGGAAGGCTCGGTCAACGATAGGGTCTTCCATGCTGATGGATTTGGATTGCGTATTCTCTGACACGGTGGCACGTCTCGAATGGAGTACGGAGGACATGCGCATTGCGACGCCGAACGGCAATTGCTAGCCAGTGCGGAAGCATTGTTGCCCCGGCTGATCGCCTTCGGCAGAAGTCGCCGGCGGGTGAGATCTACGGCGATATTCAAAATCCGCCTTTTTCAAACCCTCGCGATAGAGGTCCTTGTGCCATTGCTCCTTGGCGGGAGCAAGTGACAGCCATCAGTCGGCATCAAAGTCGGGATTGGTTCGGACGCGGCGTACCAGCATGCACGCCTCGTCCTGATGACCAAGCATTGCTGCGAGCCGGTCTGCGAAGCGGGGGCGCCATCTGGTTGATGTAATCGAGCGTAGTCTGGAACTGGCTGGGAGTGTAGCTCGCGCAGGTGGCCGTTTAAAGATAAAGCCCCGGGTTGATGGGATTGAGCTCCATCGCATGATGGATTTTTTAAAGTGCCGGGCCGGGTTGGGAAAAATGAACCAGCGTTTCCGCATGATCCCTGCTTATCCAGAAGAACGATTTCTCCAAATGTTCAGAGTGAAAACTCCATCGCGTCTTCTACATTGCCTTGGATATGCAATGATCGCCATCTTTCGGCATTCCGGCGATTACAGGCGCAGATGAATGCCGCAACAATAGTGGACTCGATCAGACATTTCTGCGGCAAGGCATGACTATTTGTAACTAAACTATTCTTTTCTCTCTCTTTTGAAAGCTATTGTTGCGGAAAAACTCAGCCTCGATGGTGGAACGTCAGACGATGAAAAATTCCGATCTCATATGGGGGTTCACAATGCGGCCATGCCCGGGCCACGTGCAATCCGTGCATGGCATGTTGGCCAAGCTCTCAGCGAATGAAATCAATGCTCTATGGAAGCCGTACCGACGGAGCAGGTGTGAAGTGCAGATCATATAATTTGCCGGCTTCAGCCATCCGGCGTTGTCGGCGTGCCTTGATGAAATATCATCTGCCATCGACCATCGACGCGCTGCCAAATCGAACTTCGCAGGACATGCCGGGCAGGCCTATCTCCTTCTGCAGATCGAACGCTTCGATATGTGACGAGGACGGCGTCAGGGGAAATCGACCGAAAGGTATAATCGCGCGCCATGACGGGCTGTGAAGACGGTTCCGTCTTTTCCGCTGCCAAATGCATGATGAGCTCGTCTCTATCATCGTAGATCGTTCCCGAGCTCCCGAATTCGACAAAGCCTTTCGCGAGGAGGCTTGCCACCCTGCCTGCCGATTGCCGGATTTCAGGACGATGCAATTCTTCCTCAAGCCTGCGGATTTCCTCGAACTCGCTTTGTGAGACTTCCATCTACGACCCCCGCGCGGTCCAATTGCGATCGTCATACGCTTCCGGTTACATCAATGGTTCGAGAATTCGCTCTTGCTCAAGCTTGCGGGGCTCATCATGATCGATTTGCCGGCATTGCTCCAGTTCATTGGCAAAGAGTTCTGCGGCGTGGCGGCCGATATGTGTCCTGTCATCTTCGATGACCGCAGCTATCCGTCGAAATAGCTCCATTTCGAAGCTGCTGGCAGTGTTCGAACGGTTCGGTCTCGCCAATCTCGCGCCGCCATCGAGACGGATAGCCGAGACGTAAAATTCGTCTTCATAACCATCGCCGGCAGAGGTCAATTCGGCGCGGCCATAGAGCAACAGCCCGGTTTCCCAGCGATCGCAGAGGCGAATGCTGAGCTCGTCGAATGAATATTCGCAGGAGAAGGCGGGGCTGGCCTGCATGATCAAGCCTCCATTTGTGCGATCGATACAGAGAAGGCGTTTGCTTCCTGAAAACCGGCCGCTTTCGAAGCCCCGGCTGATCCGGGTGAGATATTAAGCGATGCTCCGAACATTACGGCAATCTCCTTCGATATTTCTTCCGATCGAATATCAATGCCATGCCTGTCCGGTTTCGCTGACTTCACGCAAGCCTTACGTCTTGCATGGGCTCATTCCTTTCAGGGCCAACGGCACTCGATAGGGATACTGCCTATAAACATAATACGTGTCAACATTATTTATGTTTATCAAATCGGGGCCGACATTAAAAGTGTTTGTAAGTCCGTGCGAATTATCTATTTGCGGGCAATGTGTCCGCAAATGCGGCCGATGACTGTCAGTCGCTCGAGTTCGACGGTGAACGTCTCAAGGGCAGGATTGTCCGAAATAATCTTCACTTGGCTGGGGTGTGTGAAGGGCACACGCTGAAGGCGCTTGATCTGCGGCTCGGAATAGCCGTCACTGATGGCGTAAACGGTATCAGTCGTCATCTGGTTCTGGGAGAGGTCGACGATGACGCGATCACCCGGCATGTAGGTCGGCTGCATGGAATCGCCGACGACTTCCATGATGATGGTATGGTTCGGCGAGGCCTTTGCCTCATTCCTCAAATAGCCTGTGGGAATAAGCCATTCCGCGACGATTTTATGCCCTGCGACGTTACCGGAGCCGACGGGAAGATTGATAACTTCGCCGACAATGCCACTTCCGGCTCCCAATTTGACATCAACCTCCGGCATCGCGCCTGCGATCTGCGGCGTCCAATGCTCGCGGCTATAGCTATGCTCTTCGCCATCTTCGGCAAATCCGTCTTGATCCTGTACGTCGGGATCGAAGGAGGTGACGATGGTCGGCGCCACACGCGCCACCGTGCGCGGCCCTTCTCCCGTCAGGAGATAGCCGGCAGAGGTCCCGAATTTCTTGGCGTAGCGATTGGCGATCTCTGCGCTGAACTCGTTCTGCCCGTTCTCGTGTGCGCGATAGGTGGACAGGCTCACGCCGAGCGCTTCCGCTGCCTTCGTGGCTGATGGATAATTTGCGGCCTCGCGGGCCGCCTTCAGTCGTTCGCCCATGGATTTTTGCATTTTTCGACCCTTGCAAAATTTGCAACATAAATCATGTTGACATCATCATTATTATCAACATAATTGGTGTTTATCAAGGGGCGTGCGGCGTAAACTGCCGCATGCCGGTACGCGGACTGATCTGCGGATTTTAGGCCGGATGTATTGAAAGGTGACGGTATGACCACGGGCAGAAGAAGTAGGAGAACATCGTCTCGCGCGGGATATTTCGACTGCTTCTGGGGCTGCCCAGGCTGCCGGCGCATCCTGTCGATTGCAGAAGTTATCGAACTGCATTGCGAAAACTGCGACCTCGCGATCGTGCCATCGGAAATGGCCATGGGCGAGCCAGTCAATGAAGCTCCGGATCTGGGGAGATTGTGATGAGCGAGTTGCTTCAGGGCTTCCTGGCTTGCGTGGGCGCGGCATTTTTTTTTTCTTCGGCACCATGCTGATAGCGGTAAAATCGAGCATCTGCAGATCGTCATGCTCATATGATGACGATGAAGATTGTGGCGCGCCGGAAGGGGATCAGATCCACTTTCGCATCGCTGAAGACGAAAATACTCGTGCCGAGAAGTTGGCACGTCTCGTCGAAATGGGCTGACGATCACCCACGCTTCCCATTCGAATCCCACCAGAACACTCAACAGACAGATCCGGCCCATTGGCCGGAGGAGGTTGCCATGAATGAATTTCAAATCGGAACTGAAGCTGTTGCCGGCGGTCATCACGGCTGGATCCGCAAGGTGCATCGAGCGACAAACGAGATAGTCCGCGATAGTCGCGGCGAGCCAATCGTTTTCGCGACGCAGGATGCAGCGAAGGCCGCTGCGGGCGAGGCGATGGTCGCCTATCTCAATACGCCGATGCTGCGTGACGGGGCGAGGGTCGAAGCAATTTCCAAAGCGAAAGCCCTCTTCAAGCCGAAGCCTGCTACTGCCGCCGGCATTGCCTGATCCGTTCGCCGGAATGCAGAAAGCATCAAATTCACTGAGGAAAGGAGTTGAGCTGCATGACCAAAGGCAGGCTGGATCTTCTTCTCGATGGGCTCGGCATCAAGCTGGTTCCGGTCCATCGGCGACGCGCCCCGGCGGAAAGTCACGCGCGTGGGACGATGCAGGAAATTCGAGGTCGCTATGGCGACGGCCATCTGGTCTTCGTCTTGCGGTGCATCCGGCAGACGGGGAGCAACCGGGACGAACTCTGGTCGGACACGATCGGTGCGGTGTCCGATGTCCTTGCGCAGCGCCAGGATTGGGCACTGCAGCGTCCAGGTGATCTCTTGGGCGCCTTCGACGATATCGCGCTCGCTTCCTTACGCACGGACGCGGTGGCACGGCGGCCTTGGCCCGTTCGCGCGACATTACGCACGCTGATTTATCGGGAATTGGAGAAACGACTTGATGCACCGATCCGCCTCGCAGTTTGACGACCTGTCCAGTCACGCGGCAGAGATCGCCGATTTGAGCCTGATCGTGCGCGCCCGCTTCGTCGAGGCTGCCGACACGATGGTCCATCTCGACGTGCGCGGCGTTCGGCCTGACCGAATGCGGACGCTTTGGCCGGAGGTTTTGCCAGAGCCGACGGACCATGCAGATATCCGCATCCGCTATCGTCCGAATGCCGCGGCGATCAGTCGGGCGGAGGAAGTTTTGCAGGAATGGCTGCGCACGCAGGTACAGGACGAGGAGCGGCGCATTCTGCTTTCGCGCTGGTCCATTTGCCTAGCTGCGCCGTATATTGCCGGATCCTTCCGGGATTTCTGCGCGCGGACGGGGCGCGTACGCCGCACGGCCGAACGGCGCATTCAAGGTGAATTCCAGAATCTTGCCAGCAGGCTTCTCGCCGGCTCACCGATATTGCAGCAGCCAGATTGGTCGCGCATATCTCCGATGATGCCGAATGCGCCTAGTCGGCTTGATCGGATAACACCGCAAGCGCCCAAGCATGAAAACCACTGGCTGCCGGATGATGCGCGGCCTGTCTTCGATGCGGCAAGCCCGGAGCTTGCCGAGCTGGCGAAACGACTGGAGCGCGGAAACCGAAGGCGCGCCAAGATGAACGCCTGAATCGTAGCGACGATTGCGGTCCGAGCCCGCGTAATCGTTACGCTGCGCCAAGGTCTCCGCTCGGTGATTTGGTTCAGGCGAATGCAAAGACGCCAGCCGGGCGCGTCCTTGTGGTATCCTCGCCGAAATCCGGAACCGCATATTCCGCCAGAAGCCGAAGCCTCGACTTGGGCAGATGCGCGCGCCAGGGATCGCCGATCAAGATGGCAATCCCCTGCGCCAGACAGCGATCCAGAAATGCTGTGACTTTCTCGGCAAGCGTCGCTTCATAGAAAAGATCTCCGACGCATATGGCATCGACTTCGGGCGGTTCGCCTTGCGTCAAGTCTGCGAGCGTCGCGTTGACTGTTACTCCATTCAATGCCGTATTGAGCTCGATGGCCGCGATCGCATAGGGATCGATGTCGGCGGCATAGACTTCCGCTGCACCCACTTTTGCGGCCGCAATCCCGACAATTCCAGAGCCGGCCCCGAGATCCAGCACGCGACGGCCGGCCACGCTTTCCGGCCTGTCGAAAAGATAGCGAGCCAGGACCAGACCTCCTCCCCAATAATGTGCCCAATAGGGTGAGCCGAATTGCGGATCCCGCTCGGCGGGGCGCCGCAGCCCACTTTGCGGGCCTGCTCTATGCAGCCGAATGCCCGCGATGCCGGGAACGGGCAGGACCGGAAGGTTGGCGGCGATAAATTGCCGAATCCTATCATCGCTCTTGGCGTCAGCCGAACTGAAGCCTGATGTTTCTCTGTATCCGTGTTTTAGAGAGGTTCTCATCAGATGCTCCGCCGCATGCGTGCAAAGAGTTCTCAGCGCCGGTGTGCGTTGAAGCGCCATGTGATCCGCAGCCATTTGCAGCAGGTGAGCAGCAATCTCTTCGGTGGTCATTTCTCTTGTCGACAACATGGCGAGGATTTCCTCGGCGTAGCCGTCATATTCGTTAGGCGGTCCCTGCGCATCTTGAACGCCGATCGGATCCCACTCCTGCAGGAGTATGGTGCGAACCTGCTCAAAAGCTTCACTGGACTGAATTTGATCGTGCATCTTCGTTATTTTCCAGAGCTAACCGATATGAATTTAAGGTCAGACCCTTCAATTCGTCGGACTGCAGGCTGCGATATTCACAAGTAATTTCAGACCGTTATTTGGCACCTTCGTCAAAGTCTCCATTCCTTGCGCGCTGGTCGGCCTTCAAGGGTGTCGCCAATTGCGCCGGAATAGGGTATCTATTTTGGCATGATGAGAACAGTTGCAGCGACGCACTGTCGACCGCAAGCGTTGTTTTGAACCGTTTGTTTTCTTTCAAAATCCCATCGGAAATCTGAAGCATGACCAATGCCGACAAGCCGGTCGCGCCGCGCAAACCGCGTGCGCGCCGTCGCAAGGCCGTTTCTGTTGACGACACGCCGCTTGATTACATGTTGAAAGTAATGCGCGACGACGAGGCGGATCAGAAGCGGCGCGACGAAATGGCGAAGATCGCAGCCTCCTATGTTCACCAGAAGCCGAGCGAACGCTCCGGCGCCGGGGCCAAGGGAGGCAGGGGTGTCACCATCGACTTAACCAATGCCACGGATGAGCAGCTTGCAATACTCGAATCCCTCTTCGGCCCACTTGCCGGATCCGGCGACGATGATGGCGGCGATACGGGAGGAGAAGGCAAGGCGGATAGCTGAGCGCGAGCAAGGGGAGGTCGCCGCCCGGATTGCAGCGGATGCGGAGAGAATTCGTACCAATTGCCAATCGCTAACCGGCTTCGTGCGAGAGGCCTGGCATGTCGTCGAGCCCTCGGTCGATTATGTCCATGGCTGGCATATTGACGCCATCTGTCAGCATCTCGAAGCGGTGACCGCCGGTGATATTACCCGGCTGCTGATCAACGTGCCGCCGGGGACGATGAAATCACTTCTCTGCGGCGTCTTCTGGCCGGCATGGGAATGGGGGCCGAAGGGCAAGCCGCAATTGCGTTATCTCGGCGCCTCCTATTCGGAACATTATGCCAAGCGCGACAACAGGCGCATGCGCGACCTTGTTGCCTCAGAGTGGTATCAGGCGCTGTGGGGCGATCAGGTCAAGCTGACGAGAACCGGCGAGATGGCTTTCGCCAATACCCGCACGGGCTCGCGTCAGGGCGTGCCATTCTCGAGGCTGACCGGTGGACGCGGCGATCGTGTCATCATCGACGATCCGCATTCGGTCGATGGGGCCGAATCGGAAGCCGAGCGGCTGACGACGGTTCGCACATTTCGCGAATCCGTGCCAACGCGTCTCAACGATCCTCAGCGCTCCGCGATCGTCGTCGTGATGCAGCGGCTACACGAGGCGGATGTCTCCGGCACGATCCTGGCGGTGCGGCTCGGCTACGAACACCTGATGCTGCCGATGGAATTCGAGCCGGAGCGCCGTTGCCGGACTTCGATCGGATTTGTCGATCCGAGGACAGAGGAGGGCGAACTGCTCTTTCCGCAGCGTTTCCCTCTGGCGGTGGTCGAGCGTGACAAGATTCCGCTCGGTTCCTATGCGGTGGCCGGCCAGTTCCAGCAACGGCCCGCGCCACGTTCCGGTGGTCTGTTTCAGCGCGGCGACTTCGAAATCGTCGAAGTTGTGCCGGCAGGTGCAAAGCGTTGCCGCGCCTGGGATTTCGCCGCTTCGAAAGCGCGTCCCGGTCGCCAGCCGGATTGGACCGTTGGCCTGCGCATGGCTTGGGTCGATGGTATCTTCTACGTCGAAACCATAGCGCGGGGACGCTGGTCTCCGGCCGAAGTGGAGCGCAATCTCAAGAATACGGCATCGCAGGACGGGCCGACGGTGATGATCCGCATGCCGCAGGATCCGGGAGCGGCCGGCAAGGCCGATGCGGAAACGAAGATCAAGCTGCTCGCTGGCTTTCCTGTAAAAGCGATATCACCAACCGGCGACAAGGCTACGCGCGCCAAACCTGCCTCGGCGCAGGCTGAAGCGGGAAACGTCAAGCTTTTGCGTGGGGACTGGAATGAGGCATTTCTCGACGAGATCTGTGCCTTTCCGAATGGGCAGTTCGACGATCAGGTCGATGCTTTCGCCGACGCTTTGAATGAGCTCGCGCTGAGTTCGTCCTTCAGCTTCAGCAACTTCTAGGCTCAGGACCTATTAATTTTGCTTGAGATGTGATTCACGGTTTCCGATAGGAGGCCGCGATGAGTGATTTGTTTTTGTTGAGCGAGCGCC